TCAAATATAAAAGTTTTATTTTTATTTTCTTTCATATGTTCTGCAAACTCTTCTAGTCTTTGTTGAACTGCAGACATTTTATTATGTGCTTTTGCATTAAACTCTTCATGGTCTGTTTCAATAGTAGCATCTTCAAATAAATCATAACCATTATAAGTAAAAGTATCAGTGTAATCAAAGGCAGTTAGTGCCATTTCTATAGCTCTACCACCATTCCATGTACCAGTTTCTATCACAGTTCTAGGTTTATATTCTTTCATTATCTGTGATATCTGTTGATATCTATTAGGTTTAATATCAGGAGCAACATTATCTGATAAAGGAAAAGCTCTTTCACCATTACCTTTTCTTATAGCAACTTTAGAAAAGTCTGGTCTACCTGCAAAGTGGTAAAAGAAATCATTCATAGCATTTATCTGTTCTACTTTCATACCATGTGCTTGATAGATAGTTAGTAGTCTGGATAAAATATAATAATCATGCCACTCTCTATACTTAGTCATTTCACCTAGTATATATGCACCACGTAAATCTGCAAGTATATCCACAGTAGGTTGTTTATCTAAATTAAAAGCCATAAAGAAAGGCTCATCAGGATTATAAACCATATCTGCTTTATCATTTAACATGGCTAACATATCCTGCTTTGTTAATCTTTTTTTTAAATAAGAATCAGCATCTATCCATATTAACCAACCAGGATTTTTACTTTTCTCAGCTAAGTCAAATGCCATCTCTGTCAAGGCAAATACTTTATGTGACCATTTTAATGCATCTAACTTTTCATTGTATGGTATCTTACCTTCCTCTGTACCATCATGCTCCGCATATCTTTTTAAAAAATCTTCATGGTCTTTTATATCATGTAAACTTTTATAAGTATAGTCTGGTAAAGAATATGCCTCTATCTTACAATCGTGATGATAGGCAGTAAAATTAATACTTGTATCTAAATTTTCTTTTGTTGAATTTAATAAATGTACTGCGGTATCTTTTAATATTGTTTCACTAAAACATGTAACAATATTAATTTGCTTCTCTGTAGACTCCAAAATTTTTCTCCAATGTTTCTAATGCTTCTTCAGCTTCTGCTAATTGTTTAATTAATACAATACAATCTTCTACTATCTTAGGATGTTCACCGATTGCGACAGGTTTTTGAAATGCTAAATCAAGTTGATATAATGCTCTATTTATTTCACCTTTATAATGACATTTCAAGGACTTATATAGTGTGCTTGTTAGTTCTCTCATTGTATTAAATAATCCTTTTCTCTTGGTATTATACCTTTCATCTGTAACCATCTAGCATCTTCACACCACTTAACAGCATACCTACCTTCAGTTACTCCTCTAGGTTTCCACTTAGCAAACCAAGGACCACCTGTTGTGAAATGAACAATCTTTGGTTTCATATCTTCTGGTGAATGACCATCAAGCCAGTTCCATTCTTCAGGTATTTGACCTATGTCTGCCTCTTCATCAGGTAACCATTTAAATGTATGCAACCATCTACCTTTTTCTGTATTAATAGCATCAATACTTAGTTTATCTAAATAATGATGTTCATTATTAAACATCATAAGACTAGACCAATTCTTCATGTTATAGGGTTCTTGTGCTTGACCATCCATTTTTACACCTTTTTCTGGTGCATATTTATGATGCACTGCCCACACAGGATAGTAACTATCTCTACACATATCAAATAATTCTGTGATATCTCCGTAACAATACATATCACAATCCATATACAAGGATAAACCAGTATATAAACTTAAATGTGGTACAAGAAATCTAGTAAAACTAAAATCAGTAGAAAAAGGTCTACCATCTATCTCATCATACTGTTGATTACCTATCTTATTTGACCTTCTTCTAAACATACCATTTTTAATTAATGCATCTTTTTTAAGAGGCACTATTCTTACAGGGTTCTTGGCACGTATCTCTATAGAGAACTTTAATACTTCGTAGGCTGCATGCTCTCTTGGGTCATAGCCAATATACACTGTGTCCATATCGTTTCTAATCTTCATATTCATTTACCTTGTCCTTTATATTTTTTATAGTTTCTTCTTTTATGTTTATTTTTAGGTCTAGTCCTATTGGACTTACCTATAGAAGTAATCTTTTTAAAAAAACTTCTTAGTCTTTTTCCTGCTCCTACTACTGCTCTTGCCATATAAACATTATAACATAATTAAAAAAATAATGCAACAAAAAAATTACATAGCATTTAGTGCATTAACTATTAATAATAAACATATCACTATAACAATAAAGTCAAGCATATATTAAATATCCACTAACTCACATGAACCTGCAGTGCATGCCAACTCCTGTGAGCCTCTAGTGTTGTCTTCTTTTTCAAAGTCTTGTAGTTTAGACCAATCTATTTTCTCAGGCATCTTAGATTGTAAAGATTCAAACTGTTCTTTATCTATATCTTGATAGGGTGCTTGTTGATAAGTATGGTCTGAGAAAGGTAAGAAAGATACACCAGAAAGATAATCAAAATTATCCCAACACCAGTTACCCACATTTACCCACTCACTTTCTTTTACTGATATAGTTACAGAAGGTTTATGTTCGCACCAATGTTGTGCATAACACTTCCATATTTCTAACTGTTCAATAGCTGACATATCATTTCTGTATATAGCAGTATCAGAACAACTCATAGGAAAAGAAAATACTGTAGTGTGGTCTGGTTTCATTACATCTGGTTCATTTGGTATACCTTGCTCTTTCATAAACTCTGTTAGTGGGTCTTTGTTATCTCCTCTAACTGTACGAATATAGTAAGGATTATGTCTTGCATGAATACCACTAGCACTGTCAACTAATTGACTAACTGTGCCGGAAGGTTTGACACATGTAATAGCTGTTGATTGTGGTATGCCTAATTTATCTGACCACTCTTTATTTGTTACAACAGCTTTATTTCTCATACTTTGTAGTATCTCTGGTAGTCTTTCTCTTCTTCTATTTATAATAGAGTTATCCATAATACCTGTAAGAGATACACCTAATAATCTTTCTTCCTCTGTATTAGTTTGCCATCTCTTTCTTAGATAACCAAAGTCTGTAAGTGTAGCTTGTATTGTTCCTAGTATAGTGGCAACTTCTATCTTATCATGTAGTGTGGCCTCAGTATCCATAGGTCTTACAACTACCTCTGTAAGATTACAAAACTGATTAGGTCTTAATATAATTTCACTACAAGGATTAGTACCAAAATCATAATCACCATTACGTCTACCATTTTCTCTAGCTTTTTCTTGTGCTGAAACTCTGTTGAATATACCTCTTTCACCAGACTTACTTTCATATAAGGCCAACCACTCCTTCATAAAAATACCTGCATCCGGTTTTTCAGTATAAACAACAGAGTTATTTGCCAGTGCTCTTTCAGGGTTTGTGTCCCACCATGCACCGGATTTGGCAACTCTTAATCTTTGGTCCGAGAGATTACTCAAAGATATTAGAGCTGACCTACGTACACCACCAACAACCACTACTTCACCAGTCTTGCACGCAATATCGTGACACTCCATAGTATTTAATTTTCTACCTCTAGCACCTTTAAACTTTTCAATAACAAAATCAAAAAGATTAACTAAAGGCTGTGGGCCACTTGCTCTACCACCAAATGTTTTTAATCTTTCTCCTGCTGGTCTTACTTTGCTAACATTTATCTTCGGTATTCTACAAGTATAAAGATAAGATATTAAATCTTTAAATCCTCTGGCCCAACCTTCTTTTGAGTCTGCAACAGAAACAACATCATCTGTCTTCTCAAACTCCCTGTCTGGAATAGTAGGCAACTTATCTACATACTGTCTTTCAACAGAAAAACCTACACCTGTGCCATTCATTAATATATAAAGTATTTCATCAAATGCTTTTGGATTATCAATAGGAATATAAGAACAATTATAACCGGCAATATTTTCTCTCTCTAATGCTGTGCCGGCAGTCATCAATGCTCTCATAGAAGGCATAACAGAAAGACCAATAATATAATCCTCTATCTTTCTCCATGTCTCACTGTCTATTTCTACACCTAAATTTTTCTTTAAATGTATCTGCATAAAATTACTTAACCTGGATACTGTTTCTATCCATGTCTCTCTTCTTCCCTCTTCAGGCAACCATCTAGAATATCTAGACAGATGTATAAAACTTTGATATTCGGTTGGTAAATAGTTATTCATCCTTGTACTCCATTTCTAAAATCATTTCTGCGTAGTGTATTACTTTCTCTATGTCTTTTCTTCCTTCTCCTTTTCTTCTATGTCTTGTAACATATTTTATTATATTACCTTCAAGAAAAGTTAAATCATTGCCTACAATATATTCAACTGGTTGTATCTTACAATCTTTGTAATGACTACCACCCACTTGTTTTAGTGTAGCCTTTAATGCTTGTTTCTTTAAATCTGTTTTTACAAAACCTTTGTCTTTTATAGTTTCTTTAATGGCTTCATCCATCATACCCATGTTTGCTTGCTCCTCATAATTTATCATATCTTGATATAGTTTATCAAAATGTTGTTCATATGTCAAATCTTTTTTTGTTTTCATCTTCGCCTCTTAAAACATTTCTTATTCTTTTTCTTAAAAAATCTTTATTACTTGCATTCATAACCTTGTACGCAAATGACCTAGCTTTATTTGGCTGCACCCCTGCCATTTGACAAACT